CGGACACGAGTGAACGGCTGATCTTGAACCGCTTGGCAATCGCGGGTTGCGCGATGCCATCGGCGATGGACGCCTTGATCTTCTCGACCTTCTGCTTTGTCAATCGCATGATCTCTCCGCGTCGAGGTGGCCGGGTGATGGTTTAGAGAGGCCGGGCGGCGCTGCCCACCGCCGCCCGGCTCAAGTGCCGTCGGTCACAGGAGGCAGAGCAAGGGGCAGATCAGAGGGACAGCCTCAAGAGGACCGACGCCCCGCGCGGTTGAACAGTCGCTCGACCCAGTTGATGGCGTCGTTGAAGTCCAGCGGCGGCTTGAAGGCAGGCAAGCCGCCCTCGTCGGGACCGCCGGCCGGATTGCGTTGCGGATACCCACCCGGCGATTGGCCGGCGTCTTCCACGGAAATCGCGTCGATCTCCTTCAAGCTGGGCATGGGAGCGGTGGGGTCGATGGCCCATTCGATCTTCGACTGTTTCGCCCAGGCGTGGATGCGCCGCACAGGAACAATGAAGTTGAAGCCCTGCAACTGCATCACGCCTTGGGTCAACATTCCGATGTACAGGCCACTGTCCTTGAGGTACATGCCGCCGCCGGACGAACCGGGGAAGGAGACCGTCGTTACCTGATCGAAGACCTTGATGTTGGCACCCTTCATCGGCAGGGTGCGGCCCACTTGGGAAAGCACGCCGGTGGTATAACTGTTGGCCCCGAACTGGCCGAGCAGGCTGCCGCAATGGCTCAGATCGACGCCGATGGGCGGGATGTAGTTCGGATCTTTGTGGAACTTGGCACAAACGTTCAGCGGATATGCGCCCTTGCAGCGGACCATCAGCACGGCCAGGTCTTCGCCGTAGTCGGCATCGCTGGCCTTGATGATCTTGCAATCGTACTTGACTTCGCCTACCCGGCGACCATCCTGCTGCCGCTCCTGGACGATCTCGGCATCCTTGTACTCGACAAGAATCCTCGGCGTGCCTTGCGGCGTGACCACGGTGCGCGTAGTGCGCAGACCATCAACGACATGGGCGGCCGTCCAGATGAAGGTCACGGTATCGTCGCCCACCTGCCGGGTCACGAGAGTGCCGGAGCCTTGGGCGCTTCCGGCCTTGATGGTCACGCTTACACGCTGCAAATCATCGGGGACACCGGCGACCGCCGGAACGACGGCCAAGACGATCAGGGTCAAAACCAAGAGCACGTACTTCATCGTTGCAACTCCACGGGGTTAGAAAAACGTTCACACCGATGCGCTCACAATGTCGCTTCTTCCACGAGCATCTCGCCCTCCTCGCCGGCATCCTTCCAATCGACGCCCTGGAGGATTTCTCCCATCGTCATCAGCTCCAACTTCCGATTGGCGCGAATCACGTCCAGCACGCGGTGGTCGCTCGGCAGATGGATCAGGTCCACAATGGTGCAGCCCAGGTTCTCGTCCATGCCCTTGCGGTGGATGCGATCCTCGCTTTGCACGCGGTACTCAGGCTTCCACGAGTTGGACCAGTACACCGCCATGCGGGCCTCCACCAGGGTCAGGCTCATGCCGCCCGACTCGGGATTGGCCACGAAGGCAACCTTGGCGTGCTCTTCCAAATTGGCCCAGTAATCCAGCGGCTCCTCGCTGGTCGCCAGCATGCCTTCGGCGCTGTCGCTCTTGGCAGAAAAGACTTGGAAGTTGCCCTGGTCGCAGCGCACCACGTCCCACTTCTCCTTGAGACACAGCTTGACGATGCGATCCACGGAGCCGGTAAAGCCGGCGAACACGACGATGCGGCCCACTTCCTCGTTCTCATCCAAGAGCATCTTCAAGGCGGCGTCCTTCGGGCAGGCCACCTCCCGCGCGACGCGGACCATCCTGGGAACTTCCCGCCGGCCGCCGCACAATGGGCAAGGGACCGTCTCCTTGACGAGTCGGGCCACGAGAGCCGGGTCCAGCATTGTGACGGCCTGGTAGCGGGCTTCCGGGTCGGCCGGGTCCACCCACTGAGCGACGGTTCCATCCGTGCAGTGGGTGCATTTCGTCACGCCGTCCTGGACTTCGCGGTACTGGAACCCGTCGCTGAGTTCCCGCAGCAATGTCATGCCGGTGACAGCGTTCGGCGCCGACCTGGCAAGGGCCTCCGCCACACGGAGCGTGCTGGCGGTCGGCTTGCAGACGACCTTGCGATAGCGCTTCTCAGGCAGGTTCAAACAGTCCTTCTTGTGCTTGACGACTGCCAAGCCCTTGAGCCGTTCGTAAAGGTATGCCACCTCATTAGAACTTGGTTGGAAGGCATGATAGTCGTCGGGGTCGGCACACTCGTCCAGTACATGCGGCCCTTCGTCGCGCGTCTGACCGCACTGGGCGCACTTCCGCTGGTCATCCTTCCAGCCGATCCGCTTCTTGAACTTGCCGGCGTCAAACTGCTGCTCGACCATAAAGGCCAGCCGCTCTTCCAACGCGCGGCGGCTGCCCTCCTTCAAGAAGCCCGGCCAGGCGATCTCGCATTGGCTCCACCAGTCGCAGGGCGTCTTCGGGGACGGCGTGCCCGACATCTCGATGACATAGCCCTCGAACCCGTATTTGTCGCGGATCAGATCGGCGAGCTTCTGGCAGGCTTTCGAGCGCTGCGACGTGGCGTTCTTGCACCGGCTGGATTCATCCGCCACGAAGAACCGGGGCAACGTCTGCGAGCCGTCCCACTCGTCCATCACGCGGACCAGCCCTTCGTAGGTGAAGAACTCGATCTGGATGCGGTCGAAGGGAAAGCCCCACAGCCTGAACTCCCGCCGGATGTTGGGCAGACTCGTCTTGGGACCGGCCCACCAGACCAGGTCGACGCCCGAATTCTCGATCACCATCTGAGCAGCCAGTGATTTCCCCGTGCCCATTTCGGCCGCGAAAATCTGGTAGTGGTACGTCAGCCCGGCGTCGGCCAGGTCGCATTGGTGAGGCATGATCTCGGCCGGCTGCCCGGCGCGAAGAAACTGCCGATACTCGTGTCGCTCAACCGGCCGGTCGAACCAGGCGTAAACGTCTTCGCCGCAGAGATAGCCGATCTGGAAGCGGTTGCGCTGGCAGTCGTCCACGGACCAGACCTTGACCCGGGCGTACTCCCCTTCGTCGTCGTAGCCGTGGAAGTGCGCGCCGGCCATCGCCTTGACTTCCGCCATCAGGCCGTAGCGGGTCTTCGTGCCGACCTTGCCGTCCCAGAAGTAGATCCGGCTGTCCTTCCGTTCCAGCAGGACGGGCACGCGAATGCGCGTCCCGCTGGATGTCTGGGCTTCGAGTTTCACGGATTCAAGTGACATGCAAGGTCTCTCTACATGCCGAGGCGTAAAAGGCGGTCAGATCACGACACGGGATTTCGCGATTTCGCAGTTGTGTGCGGTCAGCTCGACGCCGATCGAGCGTCGGCCCAGCCGTTTGGCGGCCAGCAGCGTGGTGCCGCTTCCGGCGAATGGGTCCAGAATGACGCCTCCATCAGGGGTTGAAAGGAGCGTAAGTAGATACTCGATAAGGGCCAAGGGCTTGACGGTGGGGTGGTCGTTGCCCGGCCCGCGCTCCTTCCTGGTTGCCTTGCCGCAGTAGAAGAAGCGGCTCACCCCGCCGGAGTCGCCATAGCTCCGCTGGGCGTTGAGAAGGCGGGCGGCATCCTCGTCCAGCAGGAGGTTTGCCGGCCAGCGCCCGCACGCCGAGCCGCCCAGGGGCGAACGATTCGTGCTCGCCCAGCCGGCATCGGTCAGGCTGTCGCCGCGGGTGCGGATCGTGCTTTCGGTGCCGATGCGGCTCGCCTCGACATTCATACCCACCACGCCCCAGGCAAGCGCGTTGTGGGCAATCGTTCCGTCCAGCGGCTTCATCGCCAGGACAATCGGCTCCCAGGCCGGCTTCAGGGCCATCGCCCAGCCGGTCCATTTGGTCGCTTCGGCAGTGGCCGGGGCAGTGATGGCGCATTCGGCCTCGGGGTTGTGCAGATCGCCGTAGACTTCGTTGGTGCGGCCGTTGTTGGCCAGCGAATAGCCGGGCTTTCCCAACTTCGTGCCGACAACCTCGCGCCTGGCTCCCTTGGCCTTGTCAATCAGCTTGCCGATGTCGCCGCCCTTCGGCATCCCCTGCCCGTAGAGCCACATTAAGGCGTCCCGAATCTCCCAGCCGGCGTCCTCGATGGCACAGGTCAGACGGTGATAGGTCCGCGTGCCGCCGAAGGCCAGCATCATCGCCCCAGGCTTGCAGACGCGAGCGATGGCTCGCCAATACTCGGGTCCCGGAACCTCGTGGTCCCAGTCCTTCTCCATGAAGCTGAGGCCGTAGGGCGGGTCGGTCACCACGAAGTCCACCGACGCCTCGGGAAGCGTCGGCAGCACCTCGCGGAGGTCGCCGCAGTAGAGGGTCAGGTTGTCTTGCTCGAAGTAAGGCTGCACGGTCAGCACTAGGGTAGAAGGTCTGATAGTTCCGTCACACGAGAAGGCGGCAAGGACCCACGGATCGAGAGCGCCTACCGGCCCCTCTTGTCTTCCAGCAGCAAGTAGGTCTGGTCGGGGGCGTTGCGGGGCGTATAATCGCCCCAGACGTTAAGGCCGGCAGCGGTGAACAAGCCGTGCAGCTTGTTGAAGCAATGCCGCACCGGGGTGGGGACGCCCTTGGCGCAGCCGGATGCGACGGCATCCCGCCATTGGGAGAGGGTGCCGGTGACGACCGCCGTCTGGACGCCCCGCACGATCGTTTCCACCGCTACGAACGGAAGGCCCGCGCAAAGCTGAAGGATGTCGAGCATGTCCCGCTCGTCGGCGGCGATAAAAGCGCTAAAGGAAACGTGCCTCAACAGATGCGGCGACAGGCCCACAGGGGCGCGCTGGTCGCGCAAGGCCGCCAGGCAGCTTAGGAATCGCTCGGCGTCCGATAGCTCGCGCCGGCAGGCATCCGACGAGGCTGCGGGCGAGCGTCCCAGAGCTTGGTGACTGAGGCCGATAAAGGAGCGAAAGTCGATCGAAGGCTGCGAAATCAAGATGGCCGACGGATTCATGGAGCGCTCCGAGCAGAAAAGGGACGCCGCCGGGATTCGTACCCGGACTACCGAACCGGCTTCGGTCGGGATGCTGCTTACATTACGGCGTCAGAACCCCGCCGGGGCCTTGCGGCAAGTCCGGCAGGGAGTAGATGACCCTAGCGGGCGCGGGCCGGCTTGCTGTCCTGGACTTTCTCGACGCCGTTGTCCTTGACAGCGAGGAACTTGGCGATCTCGCGGCGGATCGCTTCGTCGGAAGGCAACCGGGTGAACGGCGTGGAGCACTTCACCACGACGGGGACGTGCCAAATTCCCTTGCGGTTCTCGGCCACCTTGACCTTCAAGGTGACAGGAATCGGGCCGTGGGGCTTCAGATCGCCGACCGAATTGCCGGCCGCCGCCTTGGCGTCGATGTTGGCCTGGCTCATCGGCAGGTAGGGAAAAATCTTCCCGGACTCGCGGCGACTCGATCTGTTGCCGCAGAAGAACTCCAAGAAGCGGCCGGTCGAACGCTCAAAGATCAGGAAACTGGGGCCGTACTGGCAGTGGGAATCAGTCTCGGCGGATTGGGCGGCGATCCGCTTGAAATCCTCCGATTCCATGTCGTAGGAAATGACCAGGGCCTCCATGTCGGTCATGTCGATGGCCTTGGGCCGGCGGGCCAGCGGCAGCAGGTCCACTGATTCGCCCAGGTCGATGATCTCTTCATCGGACTCCGGGATGCCGTAGTGCCCTTGCGGAATGAGGCCCTTCAGGTTGGCCTTGCTCTTCGTGTAGAGTTGCATCCGCCCGATGTAGTCGCCGCCTTTCGCCAGGTCGGCGAACTGGTCGTCGGTGCCGATCTGGGTGGAGGGAAGCTGGTCGAAATCGATGGGAGCCAGAGCAGTGGTGTCGGACATTGTTTCCTCGTTGCTGGGTTCAGGGTTCAGGGTG